AATCATAAATCTTCCCTTTCCTAACTTTGTTGTTAGCCATAAAATATACGTATTCGCCAATTCGGTGTGCTGTTTTGTTTTTCATTCGTCAAATAAATCAAGTTCAACCATAGCTTTATAAATTCCAATTGGGTAACGGTATGTATACATTCCTGCGTAATCGTCTTTGATATGTTGAGTATAATGTTTTTCGCCTACATTTATTTTCCATTTTGCATCTAGGAATGATTGAAAGGCATAAAAAGATTCTTTTGACATCTCCCCGTATTCACAAACGACAACGTATACTTTATTTTCATTATCCCATTTGTAAACTCCGCATTCAAACAAGTGGGATCTTAAATCCAATAGTAAGTGTTCTTTCCTTGCGGTTACTTCTCCTCTTCTTAGAATTGTGTAGCTCATATGTTTGCCTCCTTCCTTTCGAATACCCACAACCTGTCTAGAGAAATTACACTGGATTGCTCTTCTTTCCAAAGTCCTATCTTTTGCATTCTTGTGGCGGACACAAGTCCAAAGTCGTCATCTTCTTCGTCGGCCAATGGTTCTGGTTCTTCTCCATAAGGATTGCCATCCACATGCCAACCTTCAGCCTTAATAGCGGATATTACGGATTCTTTAGCTGACCATCCCCATACATCTGTCTGATAGTTCTTGTAGGCTATCCCTTCACCCCAAGGGAATCTTATGGGATCGAATATTTCACTTGTTTCAACAACTCCCTCCCAATAGCTTTCTGGAATAGAATTGAATTTACCTATTCGCTTAAACTCATCCATGGGATTATCGGATATCTTATATTCCCCATGTTCGCCAACACATCCCTCAAATTCGTCTATCTGTCCGTCATGCCATTGTAGGTATATTCCATCATGACCACACGCGTATTCGAAGTAGGATGCTGTATCCGGCAACTCCACCATTAGCAGAGTTTTTCGGAGATTAAGAGTTATATGTTTCATCTATTTAAAATTTGATCGCAGCATCTACATTTAGCTGGCGGTTCCAATGATATATTCTCAGTCAACGCGCCTATACCAAACGGTTCTTCGTTAACCTTTTCGGGATGGTTTGTCACATACCAACATTGACCTCCATTATAAGGCTCTACTAGGTAATATGGATAATTGAACATGTGCCTTTTATCATTTATATAAACTTTATCTCCTTTCCTTAAGGCTTTAGATCGCCAGTAATCTGACTTATTGGTTATTTTTGCTACTTCTTGAACTTTCTGAGTGTATTCTGGTGAAGTAAAACCGCCAAGTAGTTTTATTAATCTTTTTTTCATTCCTCAGTCGGTTTAAAGTTCGTTCCATACTTCAATACATACAAATCTTTCTTTATTAGCGTATACACCATTTGTGAACTCATGTAAAAAACTTATTTGCTTTTCTGTATTTAGTTTTTTAGATGTCGTAAATAACCCTGTACCTATCACATGGTTATTCTGAATACTTGTTATTTTGAATCTGTAGGAGGCGCTATCCACCGCCTGTTTATCTTCTTTATTCATCGCTTTTGGTTTTAAGTGCCTCGTTTCTTATCCTTGCATATGGTATAGCTACCCTCAATATTGAGAATAACCGAATTTTCTCTTTTGCAAAACGCTTTTGATGATAGTTCAATCCTTTCATACAAGCATCTTTCTGTTTTCTTGTTTCAGGCTTCATCTTATTGTTGTTTAAGTGCTTCTAACACAATTGAATTTATCCTGCATAACATATCCAAAGGTGTACATTCGTCTATTACCTCTTGAATTTTTTGAGTTTTTTCCAAAGCCTCTCTTAGCTTATCGGTTACTTGAAGTTGTTGATCATACTTATCTCTTATTGAAACCAAGTCTTCATGAAGATTATTATAACCTTCAATTCTTCGCTCAATCTCCATGTCCTTATCTTCCAGTTGCTTCTTAAGATCGGAGGTATGCAATCGGGTGTGTTCTTCCATTGCTTTGATAAAGTCCGACCGATCAATGTCTCCTTCGAGTAATAAATCAATACACTCATTAAGAGACTCTAATGCCGTTGGCAGTTTTGTTTCTTTGCTCATGGTTACCCTTCTTTATTTAAAGCCTCAATTAAAGCGTCAGCTTGATGTACTGCTATCTCGGCAATACCGCTAGGTGTTCCATTCGTGTAGCCATTAGCATTGAAAGTTTCTGAATTCAGGAGACCCTGCATAGCCATAGCGGCAAAGTATTCGCGTTTAGTTAAGCCTCCAAAATTTGTATCGAAGTCAGACTTACTTAAATCGCCTGAAATGTAAAAATCTTTACCGCCATTAGTTACGGTTACACCTACTTCTTTGATAGGGCAAGCTGGTTCGTTTCCAATTGTTTTCATAACTCTTTTAAACTAATAAACCCATGTCGAGCTTCACGTAGTTGCAGTACGATCCGCCCAACATGGGTCTAAATGTCTTGTATTAGTCCTGCAACGACTTGATAACACAAAATAAAACAAATATTTACATTATTCCAAATATTCTATATGGAATATTTTATATAACCAATCCAAAATCCCTAATAGCTTTCCGCTCGCTCATATAGAATTCCCGGCAACGGCAATTACAAACATTTCTAGCCCCTCCCCTTGGATCGCCAGGCTTATCCATATTCTCTCCTCCGACAACATGGTCCTGTGTTTCAAGGATGGGCTGGCTATCTATCATATCTTTATGAGCATCACGCGTTCTGCTATCTCTTGTTGCTATCCAAACCTTGTACAATGACACTCCAACTTCATTGGCCCATGTCTTAGCGCCTTGCCTATGTCCTTCGTTAGCAGCCGTTGTTGTTTCAGTTCGGGATATAAGCACGGCCCGTTTTCGGGTTATAGCCGGATCATTTAACTCGTCACGGATGGCCTTACCAATATCCCTACTACCGGCATTTCGTTCTCTCTGTATAACCTCTATAATCTTGCGCCTAGTGGTTTCGGTTATTTCTGTAATACGCCGGCCTAAATTCATTTGCACATACTCGTCGCTAAGACTTCGCCATAAATCCCTGAATGTCTCCCATATGCTGGCCTTTGTAATGAATTCTGGTTCATCCCTCCTCAACCGTAGCAATTCCTGTCCAGCGCTACTAACATATGTCATCCGGTAAACGTCTCTCATAGCCTCTTTAATAACATCTGTTGTAATTACTGCTGTCAACACTATTTCAAGTGTTTCGTAACCATATTGGTCAATATAATCGATTGCCGATTTGTATTGAGACTTTAGGGCACGGTTGAATACAGGCACGGCTTTGCGCTCATAGGTGCGCTGTCTGCTCTGGTATTCAAGCCATAGACGATATGTTGATATGCGAGGCATTAGCTAGTACCCCCATTACCATAATCTCCATCATTCTGAGCATTATCAAAGTCAGCATCCATGCTCAACTGCTCAAGGAACATTTTACCGGCCCCTATAACGTGTTTATCCATATTCGGGTCTGGGTCTGAATCCCATCCGATTGCCCACCGGAACTCGTTGCCAGTTACCTGCCATGTGTCGCCAAACACATCTTTCATTAATTTAAGGTCAGGCTGAAGCTCAGGGTATATTGATGTGTCGAATTCTAACACATCTACACCATCATACAACGGACACAGCCAATTGGTAAGCTTCATAGCCAGTTCATTCAGGTCAGGCACAACAACGTTTGTTACAAGCGCTTTGTATGCCTGCTCTTGGTTGTTGTAACTGCTTCTGGACTTGTCTCCAAGCAATATAGGATCGACTCCAAACAGAGCTGCTATAGCCGCTCTATCTGCATTATATGCCTCAATCATTTGAAGGTCTGCAGGAGTGTCTCCTATTGGTGTTGCTTTGAGAGAGCCATTTGTCGCGATTGTCGCCCTGTTATTATCTGGTATCATCCATTCCTCTATCTTTGCTTGTACAGCACTAAGTATTTCAGTCGGTAGTTTACCGTCTCCCTCTTTGCTGAGCAGCGTTACGCGCCCTCCGTTCTGAAACCCTTTGGTTTGAAGCTCTATATTGGTATTGTTTCGAGTCAATGTCTTTCGCCCAGGGGTAAGCGGAGAAAGTCCTCGAAGGTGTGATCCGCTCATATCCCAATTAGGGTTCCATGATTTCCAGTGAAGTACATCTTCCTTCTCCAGCATAACGCTATAATCACCGATACTGAATTTATAGCCTTTTATGGGATCGTTCATATCTCCAGACCATACTATCTCAACTAAATGGGATGGCAGCACGTGAAGCTCGGCATATTTTCCTGCATTTGAGCTATCTTCACCAATCCTCATACCCCAAATAAATGTTTCACCAAGCAGTTTGCGGAAGCCGAATGCTGCTTCCAAGAACTCAACTCCTGACTGATAATTGTTAGGTTTATCCAACAAATCAAGCAACTCGTGGTTCTCTACCTCGTCAAGTGCTTTTCTCTTCTCTACTCTAGCTGTGACACGGGCAAAATCATCATTGTATGATTTATATTGGGTATACTTCGAATACTTCTTCTTATCGGTTATACGATTAGCAACAATAGGAGCTACTTTAGCCTTACGTAAAATCACATTCACAACAGAGTAAACTATCTCGTTGTCAATATATCCGCTCTTTACTATCTTCTGAGCATCTCCAAACAACCATTGAACCTGACCGTTTTGTAGATATCCTAAAAAAGCCTGATTTAACAGGTTAACACCCTTCCTTATGGGTTCCGAGGCCAACCAATATGCTGCCTTCATTCTAAATTTCTCTAACATCTCGTCAGTGAATAATGGCCCTATGGCCAGTTAATTTATAATACTACAAGTTCTTCGTAGCCTATTTCGAAATACATTCTCATCATCAAAGCGTCTGAAATATCCGGTGAACGACCAATAAGCTCT